CAGGTCTGTGCCGTTGCGAAGTTGCAACGGCTCAAGTCTGGCGTCTACCGGGCAGATGTACGAGTCGAAGTACCCGTCATGGAGACGGTTACCAACCAGAATGCGGCGGGTTACACCGCTGCGTCGAAGGTCGCTTACGTGAATACCATGGCTTGCCAAGGGTTCTTTCACGAGCGTTCCGACGTAACTGGACGGCGCCTCGTGCGGCAGATCCTGACGAACCTGCTGGGCAACGTTTCGACGTCTGTCACGCCGGTTTCGACGGGTCCGCTTCCGGAACTGATCGATCAGCTTGTCTCCGCGACTTGAGCTGACACTTCCCCCAACCTTCCGATTAAGGAGGCATTATGCGTTTTACACGCTGGGATCAGAAGTGGTCTTCGACAGTTACAAACGAGGTTCTCCTTCTCCTTGCCGAAAGACACCTTGAGCTCATCACTGAGCCCGAGGAGCAGACCGTTACTGTACGCAATCTCGTGAGAGACCGCGATTACACCGGTTTGTGTCTCTTCGAACTTGACTACTCCCATATATCTGTACATACGGCTCGACACTTGCGTCAGGTCCTTGGCTTCTTTCAGAAGCGTGAGGATCTTGATTTGGGTGTGGACCGTACGCAGGTAGCGTGGGACAAGTTCGTTGAGTCCGAGACGAGGTGTGCTGAGTCAAACGACATCTTCAGGAAGTACTTCGCGGGAGGTTTTGTCTTCCCCCCGCGCGTTGAGTCCGTTCTTTTTCGGGCTCAGCGGAAAATAAGTGCTATCCTGGGCGATGTCCCAGAGCTCGAGCAACTCCGCCTTCGTTTTGGACCAGGTGCGACGACGCAAGTCAAAAAGAAGGATGCATCGGTTCGGCGTAAGCTGAACCAGATGTTCGCTTGTAGTGAAGACGCGATTCGCACTCTCCCGAGTGTGTTCGCGGAGGTACCACTGTGGTCTGGCTCTCCAGCCGACGACGGTGTGGCCTCAGTCCCTGTCGTCATCCATGACGGCAGGACTGACTTCGTTCGGAAAAACGCGAAGACAGATCGAACGATCGGTGTTGAGCCGTCGCTGAACTCATTTGTTCAGCTTGGCATTGGCGCCTATATCGCTTCCTGTCTGCGTAAAGAGGGAGTGGACTTAACAGATCAGACGCTTAACCAGCGCCTGGCCTGCCGCGGTTCACTCACGGGGGAAGTAGCAACCCTCGACCTCTCAAGTGCGTCGGATTTGATCTCAAACAAAGTTGTTGAGAGTCTCTTGCCCTATGACTGGTGGGATTTCCTCCGGTCATATCGCACAGGGACTTTCCGCGCTGGAAATGAGGTCCTCCGCCTCGAG